GTGTTTGAGTTATTGTCTGCTTAGTAAAACGATTTATGAAAGGCTTTCCGCTAGTAGTCGTTTGCTCAAAAAGCGCATTGATTATTTCTTGAGTAGTTAATGCCTCTTCGTTGCTTTCTTTAAAGACTCGAAATATTCTCCTGCATATTTTATTCTTATTAAAATAAAGTCTATTTTCCATTATATCACAACTGACTATTAAACCAATATCCTTTCTTGACAAGTTCATCTTGAATTTCCCTAATGGCATTATACATTTTTGTAATGCTATGGTTCTTTTCAATCTGCAAATCTAAATCGTTTTCCAAGCCCTTGATTCTATTTTTTAGAGATACTATCTCCTCTTTTAATTCTTCTATATTCATACTATCACCGTTACTATTGTTATGATGGTTGCTATGTTTACGATATTTACCATCATTAATATCTTATTTGATTTTGCTATCATAGCCAGCAATTCTTCTAATAATTCATTTGTCTTATCCATCATCATAACTAGCACTCCTTTTTCTTATATGTCTTAGACGAGTGCCCTTTGCAAATGTGTTCAACATAATCGAGTTTATTCATATACCAACCTATTGCAGTTACACTTCCTACATATGGGCTAGTCCCATGTTTTTCTACTATTTTTTCTAGAACCTGTTTTGCATTAAATTCTCCTTCTATAGAATCAATCGCTTCTACTATCCATTTTTTAAAATACATATTCATTATTCTCTCTCCGGATATCCCATTACTTTGTTACCTTTCTCATCTGTTCCAGCAGTTCTTCCAACACTAACTTTGAATCTACGCTTTCGGTTAGTCATATATTCAATAATCTCTCTAACCTCTCGCATAGTTATTTCTAATGTTTCCATATCTTCGTGCCAAAGTATTACATCTACATGTGTTTCTAATGTCATTCTTCCACCTCATAAAATACTGATAGTATCGTAAGTATTGGTAAAGCAATTAGCGATACCATGAATACTACTGTTCCTTCTATAATTCCTCTGCTAGCCGCTTCTTTTTCTAAGAAGGAGAAATAGAAACAGACAAAGACGAAAAATATTACCCCTAGAATAATAGCAGACGCAAGGATACTCGATACAAAATTAAGGCCATCTAAATAATCTATCCAAGAACTGATTTTATCTTTCATGTTTATTCCTCCATTTAATTTTCCTAACGCAACTACTACAACAATTTTGTATTGGGTGTAATGCTTCAACCTTTCGTTGGCAAAGTCTACATTTCATACTTCCATCTCCTTTGCTTTGAATGCTGCTAATCTAATTGCTTCTCTTGCACTTGCAGTAATACTTTCTGCTAACTTTACATTCGACCAACTGAATCCAGCAAATGCCAATACTCCATAGAATGAAGCCATTAATCTCTTAACAGCCATTTGGTTATTGTTCCATTTCTGATATTCTCCGCCATCCGATAGCCTTGCTTCCTTCATTCTTCGTTTATATTCATTCCTCAATTCTTTCAATTCTAGAACTGCTGTTGGTAGCAATCCCAACTTATCCGTCTTGAAGTAAACCATGTCCTCTTTGTCTGTATGACTGAAATCCTTTGGTGTTGCTAGATTAGCAGCAAAAGGAGTGGGTGTATCGCTAATAGTCTCAAAGGAGATATTGCGAGCCAATATCATTGAAGGATATAGTCCAGCAAAGTCGAATGCGGCCACACCTAAATGTAAGCCATTAGTATTCTCACTAAGAGGATTGTAAACCATAGCACCTTGATAGGTCAAAGATTCTTTACACTTAGAACATTCCTTTGCAGACTTATCATTGATATGTCCACAGTTAGAACATTTCTTATTCTTGGGCCTGTATCCTGTTGGTGCTTTCCAGTTAGCATTTCTCATAAAGTAAACACTAGCCATGTGACTAGCATAGAAACAAGAATCAAATGGTGCTGCTAGTAATCTTTGTAGGGCGATAATCGCTTCGCTACAGAAGTTAGTATTATCTATCTCTACCATTAACTCTACATCTATTATAGCATATTTCAGATATGTTTCTGTATCCTCTAACCAAGCCCTACGATAGAATTCGTTGGGGTCGGGAAACTTATCAGACTCTAATTTGTTTCTTCCCAAGATAGTTTCAGAAATATAGTTTAGACTTAGAGAAGGTAGTGTCCCTCTTTGAGAATCATTCCACTGCCTCTCAAATGCTAGGTCTAGATTCAAACATAGTCTTCCACCAATCGGTTGAGAGATAGGAGAAAAGCCATCTTTATTCCTAAAAGAAAACCCGTCCTTTGTAGAGTTGATTCCTTGTATTCTTTTTACAGGTGACATAACAAGAGGATTGATTCCTAATGCACAGCATCTCTCTAGAAGTTTAGGCAAATCGAACTTTAGACCAAACCATGCAATTAACATGTCGGGGTCTTTAGTAGTAATTGTATTGATGAAATGTTCAAGCATTTCTTTTTCAGAACCAAAAACATATTTCGGTTTTACCTTTTCAATTTCATGTTTGTATTTATTAGGAAACCAAACCCATTGGTGATACATCTCATCATAATTATCATACGCTACAATAGTGGTAATACAACCATCATGTTCTCCGCCTTGTTGCCATTCCATATCCCAATACCATTTACGCATATTGTATTCTGGTAATTCGGCCAAATTATCTACAGCAAATCTTCTATGGTAAGGGACATCTGCTTCCCAAGTTTCAGAGAATNTTTCCTTTGCCCTTCTAATATCTGTATATTTATCAACATATACTTTCTTCAACTTTGTTCCTTCTAAAGAAAACCAATCACCCTCTTCATACTCGAAATCTTTCTTTAGGTATTTAGACGGCCTATACGATGCGATTTCTTTATGCGAATCATCTATGAAAAAATAGGGTCTAAAGGTTTTAATCTCAACTTTCTTTTTGCCTCTTTCTCTCCAAGATAAAAATATATTATTGTCGTTCATCACATCAATTATCATTACATCACCTAGTATGTGGCGCACAGATTAATTTCCTATCTTCTGAAATTAGAAGAAGTGGGAAGTCATCCTTTACATAGAAGTTTACTTCCCCTTTGAAGAATCTATGCAAGGGAGAAGACCACTCTACAGTGGCCGCTTCTCCGATGGCATTCTCTATTGGTAACTCTCTAGAGTATTTATTAGTTGGAGTATTTTGAGAACCGATAGTCAATTCTTGTCCTGTATAATCTAATCTGTAGATTCCACTCTTTACAAGTTCACACATATCTATTGTTTCTTTAAAATAATCCGCATGTAGGGTAAAGGCCCCTTCGAACTTTCCATTCCCGAAAAGAAAAAGTTCTTCGGGAGTTTCATGTCGAATATGGTTTAACATTCCCTTTAGCCTAGAGATTGCATTTTGATTGGGATGCAGAACTATTCTAGGAAGAGTAACATTTTGTTCTTCATCTGCGATAGTTAGAACATCTCCACCTTCTACAGTAATTGTTCCATTAAACTTCTTTAAGAAAGGTAGTAGTTCTCTTGCATCGAAAACAATTTCCCCATCAGTAATCTTAGTTACTGGTAGATTGATGTTTAAACTAAGAGTAGTATTAGCATTCCAAATTTCTAATACATCTTCTTCTAGAGAACAAGATACTAAATCATTTAGATTGCTATTCACTAATCCATACTTACCCTTTCCTTGAATATCAGAAAGTGCATTGCTGAGAACCTTTGCATCAATTTCAAATTTCATATTTTACCCTCCTGTAATTCCGGTACTCCATTCCATTTGATGTTAGGAGGATTACCCTCTCTAACAGTCCAAGACTTTCCTACCAAGTTTCCGTTAGTTCTACTGCCTACTAGTTCTGCAACAAAGTGAGTTTGACCCTTTACTTTCTTTCTAGTGCAATAGATTTCTTGTTCTAACTTTCCTCCCCAATCTTTCCAATTAGGCATCATTCCTACAGGGGAGTTATCTAGATACTTCTCTGTTTCGTGAGTAATATAAATTACATCACAGTTCAGTTGGTAAATAGTTTCCAATAGATGATAGAATATATTGTTTCTTGCACCATATTGATATGGCATTACTTTAGTAACTACTCTAGGATTTGGATTTACTTTA